TAATACCAATTCTGTAACATATATTTATTTAGACAAGGTAAACTCCGACGTGTTCGGAAGCTAATAAACCACTCTAAAAAAATATTATGATACCAGCAGAAGAAATTGAAGAATTTTTAAAGGGCTCTGACCCTGAACAGTACATAGTCAGTGTTGAATTTGACTACGTTAGTGACTCCATCTACAAAATTATTGAAGACCCTATAAAAGGGAAGATTGTTAAACGTGATACATTTATCCCATTTGCGTGGGTTGGTGATTTACGTGGTCTTAACTTTTATCAAGGTTCAAAGGGGTTACAAAAAGAAGCAATGTCCAAATACGGAATTGTTATTGAAAAATTAAAAACAGAAGAAAATAAAAGACTTGAAGAAGGTTTATCATTTATGGTTAAATCTTTGAAGGGTTATAGAACATTATTACAATTTTTCCGTGATGGAGGAATTGACCCATATGGTGAAAAGGCGAAAGAAAAAGTTTTGATTCTTCCACCGATTGAACAATTTTTGATTCAAAAAGAAAAACGTCTTTTCAAAGGATTTGAAAGTTATGATGACGTAACCCGTTTTGTGTTTGACTTAGAAACTACCGCTTTGGAGCCAAAAGATGGTAGAATATTCATGTTTGGATTAAAGACAAACAAAGGTTTTCACAAGGTTATTGAATGTGCTGACGAGGAACAAGAAAAACAAGGAATCATTGATTTTTTTAATTATATCCACGAAATCAAACCATCAATTATTGTATCATATAACGGATTTGCGTTTGACTGGAATTGGATATTTGAAAGAGCCAAAGCTTTAGGATTGGACGTTAAGAAAATTTGTAAATCTCTTAACCCTGAAAAATCAATTACACAATCCAAAGGTTTATTAAAACTTGCAAATGAAATTGAGGATTTTGTTCAAACATCAATTTGGGGTTATAATGTTATTGACGCATTGCACTCGGTAAGAAGAGCACAAGCAATTAACTCAAATATCAAATCAGCGGGTTTGAAATACATTGTTCAATATTTGGAAGCTGAAGATGCTGACCGTATCTACATTGACCATACCGATATTGGTTCCATGTATGCCAAGAAAGAAGATTATTGGTTAAACATCCAAAACGGTAAGTACAAAAAATGTGGTGTTGATACAAAAGTTGATGAAGTGTGTGAAAGAAGAGATGACACCTATATTAAAACAACAGGTGATAACATTGTTGAAAGATATCTTGACGATGACTTAATTGAGACATTAAGAGTTGATGAAGAGTTTAATCAGGGTTCATTCCTGTTGGCTTCTTTGGTTCCAACAACATATCAAAGGATTGCCACGATGGGAACTGCAACACTTTGGGAAATCCAAATGAGAGCTTGGTCGTATAAACATGGACTTGCAATTCCCGCTAAACAACAGAAACAAGACTTTGTTGGTGGATTGTCACGTTTGGTTAAAGTTGGATACTCAACCGATGTATTGAAACTTGACTTTAGTTCACTATATCCATCAATTCAGTTGGTTCACGATGTATTCCCTGATTGTGATATAACAGGAGTAATGAAAGGTATGTTAACATATTTTAGAAATGCTCGTATTATGTATAAACAATTAGCCGAAGAGTTTGAAAAGAGTGACCCAGTAAAATCTAAATCTTATGACCGTAAACAATTACCAATTAAGATTTTTATTAACTCAATGTTTGGAGCTTTATCAGCACCTCAAGTATTTCACTGGGGTGATATGAATCAGGGTGAAAGGATTACTTGTACAGGTAGACAATATCTACGTCAGATGATTAAGTTCTTTATGAATCGTGGATATGACCCGTTGGTTATGGATACGGATGGTGTGAACTTTTCATCACCTGTGAATGTTGAATCCCGTAAATACATTGGTAAAGGTTTGAATTGGAAAGTGGTTGAAGGTAAGGAATATATGGGTGCCGCAGCTGACATCGCAGAATATAATGACTTGTTCATGAAAGGTGAAATGGCTTTGGATAATGATGGTGTTTGGCCATCTTGTATTAACTTAGCACGTAAGAACTACGCTTTGATGACTGACAAGGGTAAAATTAAATTGGTTGGTAACACAATCAAATCAAAGAAATTACCATTATATATTGAAGCGTTTTTGGACAAAGGAATCAAAATGTTATTGATGGGTGAAGGTCAACAATTTGTTGAGTGGTATTATGAATACTTAGAAAAAATCTTTAACAAACAAATTCCATTAAAACAAATTGCTTCTCGCGCTAAAGTTAAAATTTCTATTGAGGATTACAAAGTAAGATGTGGTCAAAAAACCAAATCAGGAAGTATGATGTCAAGACAAGCTCATATGGAACTTATTATTCATGATGGTATTGCTGCTAACTTGGGTGATGTAATTTTTTATGTTAACAACGGTACAAAAGCATCACATGGTGATGTTGTCAAAAAAGTCGACTCATTGGTAATCAATGCGTATAGATTGGACAATGAGGAACTTGAAAGAAATCCCGATATGTTGGGTGAGTATAATATAGCGAGAGCAATAACAACATTTAACAAACGTATTGAACCTTTGATGGTTGTGTTTAAAGATGATGTTAGAGATTCTTTGATTATTGATAACCCAAGTAAGAGGGAATTCTATACAAAAGAACAATGTCAATTAATCAATGGTCACCCTTTCGAGGATACCGACCAAGATAAATTGGTAGATGTTTTAACGGTTTCTGAACAAGAAGTGAAGTTTTGGGATAGGGTTGGTATTAGTCCTGACTATATCTATGATTTAGCTGAAGATGGATGGGAACAAGAATTAGTCCAATTTGAGACCGTCTGAAGATAAGATGTACCAGTTTCCACCTATAAAGTGAAACTCAACACAAGCACCTTTTCCAATTTCAACTTCATCATATTGTTCGTCAATTTTGCTCTTATCGGGTCTAATTGTAACTTTGGTAAGAGCTTTGACAACAATGTGGTCAGTTGTTTTACTATCTAATAACAAATCACAATGTTCAACAGTTTTAATCACAATTGCGTATTCACCTGTTGTTGTGTAATTTGATTCGGAAATTAAAGCGACCTCAGATGTTTTTACTTCAATTCCGTTAATAATTTTTTTACTCGGTATACTCCTTAATATTGGCATAAAATTAAATTACATTATAGGGACTTGGGAACGCTCTATATTTTAATTGTTTATTTAGGTTTTCAGCAATTAAGGCTTCCTTTTCCATTTGTTTTACAGGACTTAATCTTTCAAGACGAAGTTTTAATTCTTCTTCAAGTTTAAGTCTTTCGTCTTTTGCTTCAGTTAATAAAGATGTATAGTCTAACGTTAGTTCGGAGTCAGGGGTTTTAAGGTTTCCACTATATTTACCCCAAATACGTCCTAATGTTTCTTTACAATAAGCGGTAAACCATCTTCTAACCCATTGTTGTGCGGGTGTATTAAGGTCCTGCCAATTTAACGCTTCTAATGGTATGTCAGATGGTAATCTAACAATGTCAGGATTTGCGGCCAAACAATCATCACGGTCACCATCAGTATCGTAGTACCAATACCAACATCTATATTCGTTAAATCCAATATTCGAAAAATCAAATCTTCCACCAGGTGTGTTGTATAAATGTAATGCTTTTTTTCCTTCAGGCAGTGCTGTAATTCTATATGTTAAATCACCAACAATCATTCTTTGTTTGAGATTTCTATCTGCCATTCTTAACACAACGTCAAACGCTGGCATCATAAAATAACTTCCACTCGCACCAAATTGTGCAAATCCGCCAGGACCACCTAATCCAGTTCCACCAAATCCACCAAATCCACCCATAAATGGGTCGAATAATGAATTGTTTAATTCGGCTCTCATGAACCATAAAAGTTCATTAATTTCACGACCCTTAGGTATTTCATAAATTTGTTGGTTTGGAACCAAATCAACATAATCTTTTTTAAGTACCCAATCACCACCAGCTTGTAATCCAACTATCTTTGAATATGCGTAAGTGTATTGTGTTTCCCAATCTAAACTTCTTTTGGTAAGTGCCCTTGTTAAAGACTGTTCGTCAAGGTTCAGTCCATATAATGAAGTCCATTGTGCTTCAATTAACCAATCTAAAATATATTGTTCGTAATCCCCAATCGCAAGTTCTAATAATGAGTCCATTTGCTCATCTTCTAACTCAACACCTCTAACAGGTGCACCAAGAAGGGCTTTAATTCTTCTATAGAGTTTACTTCTTTCTGGTTCTACAATAATTGCCATCTTCTTTATAAATATCAAATATCTCCAAATATGTTTGATTTTGGAAATACATAATTACCATCAATAATTTTTGTATTTTGATTTTTGAATACGACTGTCTTGTTTTTATTATTAAAAACTAAATAATCAGTTTTGTATTGTTTTGGTGCGCTAGCTCCGAACACCATAACACTATCATCATTAAAATCTTTTACACCACTAAATGGTTTAATTTGTGCTGTCAATCTTTGACCATCTTTATTAATAATCGCATCAACACCCGAAATCATATCTTCTTCAGAACCCAATCCACCAATTTTGTGAACGTCTTCAGTTCCGAATATTTTTCTTAATGCAATAACAGTAATATCTTCTCTTTCCTCACCTTTGGAATCGGTTTGTACTAATTTCTGTACAATATTTTGAAAAGTTTTAGATGTTGACAAGTTAAAGATTCGGTCTCTTAAATCATAAAGATATTTTGTAAATCTGTCAACTTCTTTAATTTGTGCAAATTTATCTTTATCCCTAAATGATATAGGTTTTATATTATTTTTAATTAAATAAAAATTTAAATCATTCATCAAAATACAAAACGAACTGTAATTTGTATTTAATTTGTTAATAACTGAACGACCTGGTTTTCCGTAATTATAAATTCCTGACATTGAACCTGGTTCATATTGGTCTTTTTCAAACCAATATTCAGAAAATTTTTCTTTCATGATTGTGTTGATTGTATTCATGAATTTATATTTTACTTGTGTGTTCATTGAAAACATTTTGTTTATTTCTTTAACCTCTGTTGTTGAACAACCTATACTTTCTCTTGTTTCAACAAGTAATTCACCAGCTAACTTTTCTTCGTTAAGTTTTTTTTCGTTTTTAGATATAAGAAGTGTGTTAACAAAGTCCCAATTAATAACTGAGAAAAATTTTCCTATGTATTCATCTTTTTTGTTTTGGTATCTTAAATAATATGCGTGTTCCCACAAATCAAGACCCAATATTGGATATCCACCATCTTTGACGGTATTCATTAATGGGTTATCTTGGTTTGATGTCGTAACAATTTTTAATTTACCTTGACCATTAATTACCAACCAACACCATCCTGAGCCAAAATTCTTTTGTGCTTTTTCCGTGAATTGTTTTTTGAATTCTTCGTAAGAACCAAAGTCTTTTTTAATTTTTTCTTCTACAGGACCGCTAATGGTTTGTTTCTTTGGCGATAACATTTTCCAAAACAAAGCGTGGTTAAACGCACCACCCGCATTGTTTTTAACAGTTTTGTTATATCTTGAAATACCTTTTACAATTTCTTCAAGTTCAGCATCGGCACCTTTAAGATTTGCAAGTGCGGAATTTAATTTTTCAACATACCCTTTATAATGTTTGTTGTAATGAACATTCATTGTTTTTGGGTCAATAAATCTACCAAGTGATGAATATGAATATGGTAATCTTTCAATCCCAATTTTTTTCATTTCATTAATAATCTCTTTTTGTTCGTTTTGTATTGATTCTTGTAGGTCTTCGTTGGTAGTTAATTTGTCTTCTAATTCTTCAATTTCGGCTTTTAATTTTTTAAATTTCATAATCTATCATTATCTTATAAATAAATAGATTTTCAAAAAACTTACCTCTTACCAAAAATTTGATTCATAATTTCTTGTACAATCTCTGCCCTGCCCACGTTATCCCCCATTACGGTTTCAAAAATATTTTTCTTTTTATTGAGAATATCATAAATTGTACCCTCAATAGTATTTTCAAATATTGGATAATATACCGATACGTTTGATTTTTGTCCGTATCTATAACTTCGGTCTTCAGCTTGTGCGTGGTCTGATGGAACAAATGATAAATCATTCATAATAACCGCCTCAGCGGCAGTAAGTGTTATACCAACACCCGCAGCTTTTAAGTTACCAACAAACACTTTTATTTTTTCATTGTTTTGAAATTCGTCAACAGCGTTTTGTCTTTTTGCTGGTGAACATGAACCATCCAAGTAAACGGCTTGTTTGCCAAAATGTTCATAAATCTTATTTAAGGAATCGGTAAAGTTTGTGAAAACTATTACTTTTTTATCTTGTTCTAATATGTTCTCAACCAATTCAATGGTTGAGCGTATTTTTTCTTGTGCAATTACCTGACGTACTTTTGTTAACTTGGTAAATTGAACGGTTAATGATGAACTCTCATCGGTATTTTTTTCATACCAATCAAAATACTCACCCATTAATTCTTCATATTCTTTTGATTTTAATCTCAAATAAACGGGGGTGATAATTTTATCAGGTAAATCTAATACATCTGTTTTTAATCTTCTTAATACTTGTCTTGTTGTTCGGTCTCTTAACTCTTCTAAATTTGAAGCCCCCATAACATTCCAAACTTTTCTATTGCCAACTTTGAATTGGTATCCATTACAATATCTAACAACATACGCCATCCAATTTGCCGCAACGGGTGATTCAATAAGTTCCAACAAATTAAAATAATTCATTGGTCGTGATGTCATTGGTGTACCCGTTAACAACCACAATCTGTCAACCCCCTTCACAAAGTCGTTGATTAATTTTGTTCTTTGTGCGGTTTTATTTTGAATATAATGTGCTTCATCAATAATAACCAAATCAAAATTACTTTTTAAAACACGAGAGTTGTCCCTATCTTTTGGGTCGTGAAAGTTTTTTAGAATGTCGTAATTAACAATTACAAAATCAGCATCCTCATATCTTTTACTTCCGCAGATATATGTTGAGCGTTTTGTGTAATTTTCAATTTCTCTTTGCCAGTTAATCTTTAATGACGCAGGACAAATAATTAAAACTCTTTTGGCTTCAGTTTCCAACGCCGCCACGATGGTTGATGTTGTCTTACCCAATCCCATATCATCAGCCAAAATAAACCTTTTCGTTTTTACAAGTTTTTCTACCGCCTCAACTTGGTGTGAAAGAAGTGGTCTATGTGAATACTTTGAATAATCAATTTCTTTATAGTATTGTTCAGGGTTTTTAATGATTGCTGCTTTTGGTAACCAAAAATCTGTTAAAGGTTCGCTATCAAAAAAACGACCCCAAATATGATAAGACTTATCTTTTTCAACTAATAACTTTTCAATCCACACTTGTTTTGGTGGAACTGTATATAATTTTTCGTTTGATATTTTTTCAGAAAAATAATCATCCAATTCAACCCATTTTTTTGCAACTTTTGGTGTTGTGTTTGAGTGGTTTAAAATGTATTCACATTGACTTCTTGTTGGAATACCACGTTTGTTTGGGTTGAAAATACCTTTTAATTTTAGGATATAGTTATTTGCACCCTGATAATCATGTAAGGTATTAAGGGCCTTTTGTTCTAATAATCCAGAGTTTTCAATTATGGGGTTTTCCAAATCAAAATAGTTTTAATAAAGAAATATAATCAATTTTATTGTATTTATCAATAATGACAAATAAAGTACCAATTACACGAATATCCAAATTCTTTGGTGAACAGGATTTTAACCTAAATATATCTATGGGTGAGGAATGGTTGTACGGTGATATGAACTTTACATTGGTTTTATATCGTGTTGACAAGAGTAAAACAAATCAAGATGATGTATATGGTGAGGCGTTAACAGATTCGGTGTCTTATTTGGCACCTGTTGAAATTAAAGCGTTTGTTAAAATCGAAGCACCAAGTCAAGCGACTTTTGGTAATTCAAAATTAAGTCAAACTGAACCAGGTAATTTGATTATGAGTGTATATCTTCACTATTTGGAAGAAGAAGCAATTACAATTTCATATGGTGATTACATTGGATATCCTGAAACCGAAAGTAGGATGAGATATTATTCTGTTGCAGATGACGGAAGAATTGTTTCGGACAATAAACACACATATGGTGGATACAAACCATTTTATAGAACATTTGTTTGTACACCTGTCAGTGAAGACGAATTTAAAGGAATATAATGGCAACACCAAAAAAACTTGTTAAAACAATTTCTTTAACACCAAAAAAAATTCTTCAACCAAGAAGGGAAGAATTATTAGAACAAATTCAAAAAGATGGAACATATCTTCCAAAAGGAATTTATCATGCCGATTTGGATAGGGGGATGTTAGATTTTGTGAAGAATGATTTAGGAATTAGTGTTAACGGAAAAGTTGTTAACACAGTTGATGTTATTATTACCACTCAGAACTGGGCACAGTTTACACAAACTTGGAATTTTCAAGATTTAGATTCGAACATTAAACCACCTTTTGTTGCTACAGTTAGAAAACCTGAAACACCCTATGGAACAAATCAGGGAGCAACAAATTATAGAATACCAGGTAGACCACTATTTCAATACGCTTTGGTTCCCAATTTTGACGGAGCAAGAAATGGTATGGATGTTTATAAAATACCACAACCGATTCCCGTTGATATTACATACGAAATAAAAATCTTTACAAATAGAATGCGAGAGTTGAATGCATTTAATCAAAAGGTTTTAGATAAATTTTCATCAAGACAATCATATGCGTTAATTAAGGGAAGATACATTCCGATTATTATGGATGGTATTTCAGATGAATCGGTGGTTGAATTACAAAAAAGAAGATACTTCATTCAGAATTATACATTCAAAATGTTAGGTGTTTTATTGGATGAAGAACAGTTTGAAGTGGCACCTGCGGTGTCAAGAGTATTAACTATGGTTGACGTTAGTACTAAAACCAAATCAAGAAAAGCAATAGCTTCGACTCCCAATCCAAACAATATACCAACAAATTATCAATTTATTGGTTCAAATACCACTTTAACACAAAGTTCATTACCAACAAATTATGACTTTAATTTTGTAAGTTCTGAAAATGTTGAACATTATAGCGCATATACATTGACCCATGGTGTTCAAGAGTATATTGGACAGGATTTGTCTTATTTTCCAATGAGTTCACAAATTGGTTTGGTGATTCAAATTGAAAAAAAGACTGGTCAAACAAATAATGATTCAAATATTTTGTTTGATATTAAATTAGTCTAACGGGTCACCGTAAATGTCGGTCTTAATACGACATTTTTCTTTAATAATATTTTCTAAAAATCCATAAATCTTAAGTCCATTTTCTTCACAATACTTTTTAAGAATTGTGTGTGATTCTTCAGATATCTTGATATTCTTTATTTTTTTGAGTGTTTTTTTCATTGGGCAGAAAAAAGGAAGAATTTATTCATACTGATTTATAAATAGTATCCCTATACTAAGATTTTTACAAAAATCAATAATATTTATGTAGTAAATAAAACAACTTATAAAAAAAAAACAAATAATGGCAACATCAAATAAAGTTTTCGTTTCACCTGGAGTATACACTTCAGAACGTGACTTATCATTTGTAGCACAGAGTGTAGGTGTTACAACGTTAGGTATTGTAGGAGAAACTTTGAGAGGTCCGGCTTTTGAGCCAATCTTCGTATCAAGTTTCGATGAATTTTCAGCAATTTTTGGGGGTACTTCACCTGAAAAATTTGTAGATACACAAATACCAAAATACGAAGCGGCGTATATCGCCAAATCATACTTATCACAATCTAACCAATTATTCGTATCAAGAATTCTTGGTTTGTCGGGTTATGATGCGGGACCATCTTGGTCTATTAGTACTATTGCAAACGTAAGTGGTGGTTCAGTTTCACAAAGTAGTGTTCTTTCGTCGGTTTCCGTAACTTTTACAGGAACAACTGGTGGGACATCAACTATTTTGTTTGAGTCTCCATTCCCATCAACTATTTTTAGTCCTGATTTAAATAGTCAATTCACATTATCGGATGGTACAACTTCAACAATCAGTTCTGAGTTGAAGACATTTGTTAGTAGTGTAATTGGTTCTAACGCATCTGCGGCATCAACAAGTGCAACAACTGCTTACGTATTTGGTACAATACCCGACTCTTATTATAACTCACTTACGGGTGGTGGATGGACAGGATTAACAAATGTTTATGATGTTCCGAGTTTAAAAAATACTGATACAGTTTATTCAAGTAGAGATAATGACGCTTGGTACTACGCTCAATTCAACCCAACAACAGGTAATGGATATTCGGGATATTCATTTAGTTCAAAAATTAACACATTAACAGGTGCGTCAGGTTCGTTTTCGGGTTCGGTTCAATTATCAGCTTTTACACAAATTGGTACTGCCTTTACAGAATACAACGATGTTGTTGTTGCGACTTTACGTTCAAGAGGTCTGTCAACATATACAACAGGAACAAATCCTGTTTATGAAGTTACGGGTACGACTAGTGTTGTATTGGATAGTAATGGCGTTTATAGTGGTGTAACAATGAGTCCTTACGCACCGTTCGGAATTTCGGGTGTTACTAATGATGGTAGTACGTTTGAATTTAAAGTGTCTTTGGATTCAACAGACAGTAATTATATTTCTAAAGTGTTTGGTTTTTCTAACTTCGGTAAACCTTCAGATGAGGTTCCTTTATTTGTTGAAGAACAATTTACAAATTTACTTAATTATTCATACAAGAAAGGTTACATTAGAGGTATTAACCAATCAATCACCGCTTTACCATCCGCACAAGACGACAATGGTACTTTACAATCTATCGGTTGTTACTTAGAAAAATATCAAACTCCTGAAACACCTTATTTAGTTTCAGAATTGAGAGGTAATACTGTTTATAAATTATTCAAGTTTATTTTAATTTCTGATGGTAACGACGCTAACCAAGAAGTAAAAATATCAATATTAAACGTTTCATTTAACAATGGTACTTTTGATGTTGGTATCAGAGCATATAACGATACAGATGCAAATCCAGTGTTCTTAGAAAAATATACAAATTGTTCTATGAACCCAACTTCTAACAGTTTCGTTGGTGTGAAAATTGGAACTAGTGATGGTGAATATCAAGTAAGGTCTAAATATGTAATGTTAGAAATTAGTTCTGAAGCACCGACAGACGCATTACCGAGTGGTTTCGAAGGATATTCAATGAGAAATTATTATGGTTCAACAACACCATTTCCAATTTATAAAACTAAATATGATGTTGCTGGTGAGGTTATATTCCAACCACCTTTATCATCTGTTCAAAGAAGTTCAGGTGATAAAATTAATAGAGTGTTCTTAGGTTTGTCCAACACAATTGGTTATGACCCTGAATATTTTAATTATAAAGGTATTATCACACCTTCAAATTTAACAATCGAAACTTCACCAAGTTATTGGGATTTCTTATCTAAGGGATTCCACATGGATTCAGGAGCGACTGTTGTAACAATTTCAAACTCTTATAGTACTTCGGGTACTTCTGCTTTTGAAGTTGGAAACGCTTCTTTTGGACCAACTGACTCAAGTGACCCTACAAATCCATATTTTAGAATTCAGTCAAGAAAATTCACATTGTTTGCTCGTGGAGGTTTTGATGGTTGGGACATTTATAGAAAATCAAGAACCAACGGTGATAACTTTGTATTGGGTGGTCCGGGTTACTTAAAAGGTGCATCACCAACAACTCAGTTCCCAAGTGCAACTGGTTGGGGAGCGTTCAAACAAATATCTGTAGAAGGTAATACTACTGATTTTGCTAACACTGACTACTACGCATACTTACTAGGTCAACAAACATTTGCTAACCCTGAGGCTACAAATATTAACGTGTTTGTAACACCGGGTATTGATTTTGTTAATAACTCTAACTTAGTTGAAGACGCAATTGATATGATTGAATCTCAAAGGGCTGACTCTTTATATGTTATGACTTGTCCTGATTACAATATGTTTGTTGATACTACAACATCGTACGAAACTGATTTGATTTATCCAACTGAAGCTGTTGATAATTTGGACACAACAGGAATTGATTCTAACTACACAGCAACTTACTACCCTTGGGTATTAACAAGAGACACTGTGAATAATACTCAAATTTATCTTCCACCAACCGCTGAGGTTTGTAGAAACTTAGCATTGACTGATAACATTTCATTCCCTTGGTTCGCATCAGCGGGTTATACAAGAGGTATTGTAAATTCAGTTAAAGCTCGTAAGAAACTTACACAAGACGATAGAGATACATTATATCAAGGTAGAATCAACCCAATCGCAACTTTCTCTGATGTTGGAACCTTGATTTTTGGTAACAAGACTACTCAAGTCGCAGAATCTGCTCTTGATAGAATTAACGTAAGAAGATTGTTGTTACAAGCTCGTAAGTTGATTTCAGCAGTGGCTGTTAGATTGTTGTTTGAACAAAACGATGACAAAGTTAGACAAGATTTCTTAGACTCTGTTAATCCAATTTTGGATTCAATCAGAAGAGATAGAGGTTTAATTGACTTTAGAGTTGTTGTGACAAACACACCTGAAGACTTGGATAGAAACACAATGACAGGTAAAATTTACCTTAAACCAACAAAAGCTCTTGAATTCATTGACATTGAGTTCTTGATTACACCAACAGGAGCTTCGTTTGAAAATATTTAAAAATAAACACGGGAGGGGAAATAAAAACCCCCTCCCTATTATTTATATATAAAACTATGGAATTTACAAAAAAAGTATTAATGGAAAGTTTAGAAGTACCAACTAATGGTAAAAAAACTTATTCTAAAAAACCACAAAACATTGTTTTAACTGAATCACAGTTAGAAAGTATCATTGCAAAATTATCAAAAGACAAAAAGTAATGAATTTAAAAAAATCAATTAGAAGACAATTGTTAGAAATGGTAACTGAGGGTATGGACCCATCAGGATTACCTGACCACAAATATTACGCTTTTGATTGGGATGACAATGTAATGAATATGCCAACAAAAATTATGGTATTGGATGACAAAGGTAATGAGATTGGTATGTCTACTGATGATTTTGCTGAATATAGAAACGAATTGGGTAAAAAACCATTTGTGTACAACGGAAAAACTATTGTTGGTTTTGCATCAAACCCTTTTAGAAATTTTAGAGGTGAAGGTGAAAAACAATTTTTGGTGGATGTAATGTCGGCGAGTTTGGGACCATCATGGGATGATTTTGTTGAGTGTATTAATGGCGGGTCAATTTTTTCCATCATCACAGCTCGTGGACACAATCCGATGATTTTAAAACAAGCGGTTTACAAACTCATCAAAAATAATGTGAGTGGTTTGGACCAAGAAAAATTGGTGGAATCATTAAAGAAATACCGTGAGTTTACGGGTGAGGATATTAAAGACGACAATACAATGATTAAAGAATATTTGGACATGTGTCGTTTTCACCCTGTATCATTCGGAACTGGTTCTGAAGCCAATCCTGAAGAAGGAAAAATAAATGCTTTAAGAGATTTTATCAGTTATTGTAAGGAACTTGCAAACAAGGTGGGGGGGAAAGTATTGTTCAAAAATGATGTGTCCAATAATTTCGTGGTACCTTCAATAGGTTTCTCAGATGACGATGAAAGAAATGTGGAAAAAGTTAAAGAATTCTTGAATAAAGAATTTGGCCTAGAGCATCCAGTAACTACATATTTAACAAAATCTCAAACTAAAACTAGATATTAAATATTTAAATAAATAATAAACTAGAACGCCTAGATAATATAATAGAAAAAATTTGGATAATCAAGTATTTATAGGTAAATAAACTAAAATAACTAAAACAAAAAATATAATAAAATGGCTGACTTATTAATGAAAATGCCCGACCCGTATGAACCAAAACGTAAAAACCGATTTATTTTAACGTTTCCTACTTCATTGGGTATTAATTCTTGGTATGTAGAATCTGCTGCCAGACCAAAAATAACAATTGCATCAAAAGAAATTCCTTTCTTAAATACTAAAACTTATGTTGCGGGTATGTTTGAATGGTCAACAATTGGTGTTACCTTCCGTGACCCTATTGGACCATCAGCGGCTCAAGCTCTTATGGAATGGGTTCGTTTACACGCTGAATCTGTAACAGGTCGTATGGGGTATGCCGCTGGTTACAAAAAGGATATCACTTTGGAAATGTTAGACCCGACAGGTGTTGCGGTTGAAAAATGGATTTTACAAGGTTGTTTCTTAACAGACGTGGACTTTCAGGGTGTGTCTTATACTGATGACGGTTTACAAACCATCTCAGCAACACTTCGTCCTGATAGATGTATCTTAGTTTATTAATATTTCATTTACAAAAAACAAAGTCAGTTTATATTTAAAGCCAGGGGTAATCCTTGGCTTTTTTTATGGAAAACGAAATACAATACGGACAAATGAATTTTAACTTACCACACGATGTGGTACCACTACCTTCACAAGGTTTATTTTATGCTAATAAAAAGAAATCGGTTAAGGTCGGGTATTTGACTGCTCAAGATGAAAATCTATTAGCGAATACCAACAAAGGTATTATGAATGTAATAAATCAATTACTAAAAACTAAAATTTACGAACATGATTTTAGAATTGATGATATGTTAACAGGTGATGTTGAAGCCATTTTAATTTTCTTAAGAAATACCGCTTTTGGAACTAAATACAAACTTGATTTAGTTGACCCAAAAACAGGAAGTCTTTTTGAGGCTAATCTTGATTTAAGCGAAATAAATATTAAAGAACAAAAAATCCAACCTGATTTACAAGGACTATTTTCAACAACATTACCAATGTCAGGTGATAATGTTAAATTACGTATTTTAACTTACGGTGAGGAAGCTTTAATTGATGATGAAATGGAAAAATATCCAGCGGGTGTCGTTGCTCCAAAAATCACAAGAAAATTAGAGGCACAAATAGTTTCAATAAATGGCAATGAAGACAAGGGAGAAATTGTTAAGTACGTCCAACAAATGCCAATAATGGATTCAAAACATATTAGAACATTTTTGAAGGATGTTGAACCAAGATTAGATTTAAACAAAAAAGTAAGAACCCCGTCTGGAGAAATGATTGACGTAAATGTCAGTTTTGGGGTGGACTTTTTTCGCCCTTTCTTTGGATTATAAAAAAATAATATTAGACGAAATATTTTTTTTGGTTAAAAATGCCAACTTCTCCTATGTTGATGTTATGACTATGCCAACATATGAACGTAAATATTTTATTGGTAAGGTGTTGGAAGAATACGACACCATACGTGAAGAACGAGAAAAATCTAATAGATAATATTTATCATTATGTCAGGAACAGAAAATACCGTTGACGAAGCTAGTAAGGCGGTTGACGGATTATCAAAAAAAGTTATTGCTTTAGGTGAGTCTATTGCAAAAAATTTAACTTTTGGAGGATTAGCTGATTCAGCAAAAAACGCTGTTGACCAATTAAGTAAATTTCAAGACAAAAACATATCGGTTGCTAGAAGTTTGGGTCAAGGCGCTGGATTTGCAAAAAGCATTGAGGGTGATTTAGGTAGAGCGGCTGTTAACATTGTTGCGATGGGTGGTAAACTGGAAGATGTTCTTGACATTTACAAAGGAATTAATAACGAGTTAGGAAGGACAACTTTTTTATCTGAAAAATTTTTAACAAACGCAAAAGCTATTAAAACTTTTGGTGTTGATGACAAGACAATAAATAGTTTTGGAAAATTCTTTGATAAAGTTGGTGGAGGTATGGACGCTTCAATAAGTAAACAAATTGAATTAGTTAATACCGCTCAAAAATACGGATTAAATACTGGTCAATTTTTAACTACAGTTGCGGGTAAATTAGACATTTTAAACAAATACGGTTTCCCAAAAGGTGTTAACGATTTAGCTTCTATGGTTGCTAAATCACAAGTGTTAGGTGACACCTTAAGTGTAGCACAGAATTTTGCAGACCAAATTATGGATAGCCCTGAAAAGGCTTACGAATACGCAGCACAATTACAAACATTGGGTGGTTCATTTTCACAATTGGGTGATGGTGCAAATTTGTTATTCATGGCTCAAAACGACCTGAAAGGTTTGAACGACGAATTAATTAATGCCACAAGAGGTATTGCAACATTTAATCAAGAAACAGGACAATTCGAAATTAGTGCAAATGAAAGATTAAGATTAAGGGGATTAAAAAATCTTGGAATTGACGCTGATAAAATCGAAGAAGCGGCCCTAAAATTAGCAAAAAATGAAAAAATACTAAGTGGATTCAAAGGAGTTGCATTTGACGGAATGTCTGAAGAAGACAAACAGACCTTAGTTAACATTTCTGAAGTAGGTAAAGGTGGTGAGATTAAAATTGGCGGAAAAGGATTGGAAGAATTAAATAGAAGCCCTGAAACACTTACAAAACTTTTAGAGCAAGTTCAAAACAAAGGCAATCAATTAAGTATTGACAAAAGTAACATAGATGTTGTACAATCACAAATGTCAGCAAACGAACAACTTACAACAACAACAAATCAACTTAACACCATGTTTGCGTCAACAATTATCACAAGTGGTAAATTTTCTGAAGGTTTAGACGGGATGGCAAACAACATGACTAAAACTAGTGGTACTATGAATGACTTTGTAACTAAAAATAGTGATGAATTTGTAAAGAAATACGATTTTGCTTTAAAAACAATACCAGACGCAATTAACCTTGCAGTAACAAAGGCAACAGGCGGAGCAATGAGTGAAAAGGGATTGGCCCCACCAATTTCTGTTGACCAAGTTGTTACCATTAAGGCTGAAGGTTTAGACGTTGATTTTGCAAACATTATTAAACCAATTATCAAAGATTATCTTGAATCAAGAATTAAAAAGGTGGCTTTGAAATCTGGTTACAGTGAATAATAATATTTAAAAAATCCTGTTACATCTATTTATTATAAACAGTATAAGATGGCAGACAGCTTATTATCATTTTCAGCATCCGAACAATTTAGAAAACGATTGATTGTTTCTAATTTAGAGCCTTATTTTGTAAAAGGTTCTTCAACACAAACTGTACCCAAAAATCTTACGTATACTAAAGAAACAACGTGGATTGATGTTCCGTTAATTAATCAGCCAGACATGGTTGATACTGGTGTTTCAGAAAAAAAACGACTATATACCGTCAATCAATATGGTCCTGAAGGTGGTTATAAAATTAGTGCCAACAATGAAGTTATTGTAAATAATTCTAATGAAGGTGAATTTAATTTTACAAGTCCACAAACAAAAAAATTCGATGAGTCACAATTTTTACAAAAAAATCTAATTACCAAGAACTTATTTGGACCACAAGATGGATGGGGTGATGCATCATCAGAGTTAGAATTAATAATTAGACAATTAACAACAAGAGCAGAATATTACACATATAAAGCCTCAAGTTATTCACCAATAAACATATTATTAAGTAAAGACCCGATTGGTACTTTAGGCACATTATCACAGGATTCTGCACTGGCACAAATTGGTGCAACCAATCTAAGAAAACTATTTGAAGCGTCAATTGCTTTTGAAACACTTCAACAAACTGTAGGTAGAGCAAACTTCCTTCAAACAGGAAGTGACCCATATAGAATTTTAAATTTAATAACAGGTAGACAACCAATCATTGAACCTGATTGGCACATAACTGTACCCGATAGTTTTGTGGGTAAGGGATTGGATTTTATATCAAGAGTCACAGGTGTTTATTCACCATACTCATATATACCTGGTGATTATTTTAACAACGTTGGAAAAAAAAGTGTGTTGAACCAAACAGTAAATGCCGTATCAAGACTTTTTGGTTTTCCTGCTGTATTACCAAGTAAAAAAAGTTCATCAGATGTGTTTTTAGCCTTTACAAGTGGTGGAACAAGAAAAGTACTTTTCAATAATTTATCCTTAAACTTTTATACACCTGATTACAGAGCTAATTTTTTAAATAATTTAAATCTAACAGCACCGAAAGGTAACTACTATATTGGTAGTAGAAATTCTGAACCTTTGGATATTGTATCACCATCAGGACAAATTCCTGTTAACCAATTTGGTGTTGAGGTTGAAACAAACGTATACGGACCAAGTAACTTAGGTAAGTTATATGAAAACAATGTTGATTTCAAATTCGGATTAAATCAAACACCAACCATAGAGGGTGGTGGTGTACAAGGTGGATTCACATGGGTATCACCAAAATACAAAGGAAACGCAGGATTTAAAGTTGGTGTTGGTGGTGACCTTAAAGGACAAGACACAGGATACCAACCAATTGCCGCGAACTATACAAGAAGTGAATCAACCGAATACCCACTTAAACAAGGTGGTATTTTAGATGATACACAAAGATTAATTAATTCACAACCCGCTGGTTCAAAAAGATTACAGCACGTTGGAAACGCCATTGACCAAGTATCTAAGGTGTTTAACGATGGATATAAGGAGATAACAAAAGGTTCAAGGGTAATTAGATACACCGACAACAATGGTGTGTTTAAAGGAGAAGAATACGGTAGAGTATTTGCCAAAGACATTCCATATTATGACAACCAAAAGTTGGTAAGAAGTGATGGTAACATTAGAAAAAACCCATATTCTATCTTAGACAAGACATATAACTTAAATATGTACCCAACGTCAGGTCCCGATTCAACAACTTTAGAAGGGGGACAAGTTAAGAAGTATATGTTGTCATTAGAAAACCTTGCTTGGAGAACATCAAGAAGACCTGGTTTTAGATACACCGATTTAGCTGAATCAGAAAGAGGTCCTAATGGTGGTAGAGTTATGTGGTTTCCACCATATGATTTGACATTCGCAGAAAACAACTCGGTTCAATGGGAAGGAAACTCTTTTTTAGGAAGACCTGAAGAAATATATACCTATAAGAATACAAGTAGAGGTGGTACTTTGAGTTTTAAAGTTATAGTTGACCATCCGTCTGTAATGAATTTGTTAGTGAATAGGGTTTTGAGTAATACAGCTTCGAGTCAAATTGCTGACCAAGTTATTGATTCATTCTTTGCTGGACTAACCAAATTTGATATTTACGAATTATCTAAAAGATATAATAACTTTTCGACAACAGAATTATCTAAAATTCAACAGATTGTGAACGGTTCGGGTAACCGAGAAAAAATTAAAGACGTTGTTAATCAATCTTTGAATATTGGTGGAGATGCTGCTGGTGGTTCATTAAGCTCAAACTCAAATGTTGGACAACAAGTATATACGCCACAACTAAGTGGTTACAAGTCAACACAATTTTATTTTGATTATAACGATGGTGGTGGAGGAAACTACTCAAACAATGTTGTAACATATACAACAAGTGGTAATTTCAGTAAAATAGCACCAACACAACAAACTTTAATTTCATCTTCTGAAAACGCACTAACTGCGTTCACCGAAAATATTAAAACGGTCTTATCATCAAACGCTAATGTAAAAATTGAAATTAGATTACGTTCAAACGTGTCTTATAATGAGGGAAATAGAATTGATTCGGAAAGAAATACATGTATTGAAGACACAATAAAATCTTTAATAAACAATGACAAGAGAGTAAAAATTTCAAAAAGTAATGGTTCTGTTGACGAGACTATACAACCAATTAATTATAAGTGTAGCACAGAAACAACTGACCAATACGGAGCTGGACCTGTTGGATGTAGAAGGGTTATTATTGAGGACATTATTGAGACCCCACTGCCAAACATCAACAATCCAAATGGAGGTGTTGAAACAGGTCCAATATCAGTTATTGATAGATTATTGTCTGAAACACAAAGACAAAATGGAAACAACAATAACAACCCAAGTGTACCAACACAAGAATCAATTAACAAACAGGTTATTAGAAAACTACTAAGTGAGGCTGATTACTTCAAATTTATGAAAGAAAGTAATCCTTTTGTTTATGATTCTTTGAAAGAAAAATTAAAATATTTTCATCCAGCGTTTCACTCAATGACACCTGAGGGTTTGAACGAAAGATTAACTTTCTTGTTACAATGTACAAGACCTGGTGACACCGTCCCAACCAAACAAGCTGGCGGTACACTAAAGGACACAGATGCAAGAAATACAGCATTTGGTGCACCCCCAATTTGTGTGTTGAGAATTGGTGATTTTTACCATTCTAAAGTTGTTATTGACAGTTGTAATTTTTCATATGAGGATGGTAAATTTGATTTGAACCCTGAGGGTATTGGTGTTCAACCGATGATTGTTAGTGTTTCAATGGGTTTCAAGTTTATTGGTGGTCAAGGATTAAAAGGACCAGTCGACGAATTACAAAATGCTTTGTCGTTTAATTTCTTTGCAAATACAGAGATGTATGACGATAGAGCGACAGATTCTTCACAAATTTCCGGATTTAATAAAGAGTTTATTGAAAAAACTGAACCAACTGGTGACACCCCTAAAAATACAAACTCAAATCTTCAAAACGAAGGTGGAACTACTATTGGTTCTGTTGAGGGTAAATTCCAAAATAGCGGAACAAGTGTTAATATTGCATACAAAGAAATTGTTAATGACTTTATAAAAAGTTTTGATAACTTTACAAGTGGTGAATTTAACAAACTAAAACAAATTAGTGAACAATATAATAGTGGTATATTAATGTTGTATACAAAAGACCGTGACTACAAATCTGGTAAGATGAATGAATTTGGTGGTACCACAACACCCCCAACACCGACAACCGATTTGACAATTTTTGGTAAATCAACGTTTGAAAGTAAAATAGATACTTTATTTAGTGGATTATTAGATGACATTAATAATGGTAGATTAACAATTCAATCAGGAATGACTCAACAAAACTTTAAATCGGTTGACCAAACAAATTTCAACAACCAATTAAAAAAATTGGTTAACGATTATAAAGTGGCGTTTACGGACAAATTGGTAAACACAAGTAATGAATTATCTAAGATTCAATTAGAGTTCACCAGGAATATAGATAAATTAAACTATGTAGTTCAAACATTAGATGGTTATATTGATACTAAGGGTGTTGCAAAAATTTATACAATAGATAGTGCAACAACTGTAAATGAAATTGGTATTGTTATGAACACATATAGTCAAAAAATTAATTTATTAGAAACCAATTTGGAAACTTATAATATTATTAATCCAACAGGATATACCGATAATCAAACTTATGTTTTACCTGGTAAGAGTTTTCCAACAAATACCGCAGATAAAAGATTCTTTTTAGTTTTCGGATGGCAATTAGCGAATAATTACAAAGCGTTTGAAACACAAGTTACAGGTTCGTTTACAACTAAAGATTGGACAAAATTTATTAGCGAAAGTTTAACTAAAAATTATAAAGTACCAGCTGATAATGAAAAAAAGAAAATGAGTCAAATTTTTTCAGATTATGACAAAGCCTTTAATAAAGGCAGTAATAAAGCGTATGTGCCAGGTGATGTAACAACATTAATTAAAGAGAAAAGAAAAACAGGTTTGACCCTTAAAACATCACCAACGGATACTGAAATAAGTAGATTAAAAGACCTTTATACGGGACAAAACCGTAATGAGGAAAAAAATACATTCAATGGTAAAGTAATATTCTAATGGATTACTATAATAGATACGGACAATTTTTATTAAACGGTGAGCAAACCGTTGTTCCTGGTTTGAATTTACCAAGAAAAAGTACCGACATCAAATATGTCTTCAGAGCGGGTGTAAGTAGATTAGATAAAATTAGTCAAGAATATTATGGTTCACCATTTTTTAATTGGTTGATTTTACAAGCAAACCAAGAATATGGTAGTTTAGAGTGGGACATTCCTGATAATTCAATTATTATAATTCCGTATCCTTTGGTTACATCACTTCAGGATTATAATAACGCTGTACAAACAAGATTCTATTATTATGGCAGATAATTTCGGTGGTAGTGAAAATATATACTATGAAGAAAATTCAAACATTGTTTTGATTGACCCTAACTCTGTTAGAAGTTCTAATGGTGTAAAAAAGGACCGTGTTATCAAACAAGAAAATCTTGTCATGTATGCAAATTTAATTGCGAAGTCAGTACCAAGAACAAAATTATCTTCAGGTACAGATTTGGATTCTAGTATTAGTAATACAACTGTTGCATCTATAAATTTTCTTAAACCACAAGATAAAGATGTTTTGGATACAAGTTACACGGATGAAATTACTGGTGCCGGTAGTACACAAGGGAGAGGTATCAATCAGATTAAATTTAACAATGGACAAAATCCACAACAAACAAACTTTGTAGATACCCAAATCTTAGGTATACGAGACATTAATGTTGATATTAAATTCAATGGTGTACCAACCGTAACAATGACATTAGTAGACGTACAGGGTAAAAGTTTATTCCAAACAGGAGGAAATTCACCGTACTCAGTTTTTTTGTATTACCCCTATCCACTTTTTGAATTAATTCTGAAGGGATTTTACGGAAAGTCGATTAAATATGAATTGATGTTATTGAATTTTCAAGCCTCATTTGAAGCATCAACAGGTAATTATGTGGTCAATTTAAAGTTCATTGCTAGAACAAGCGCGATGTTGGATGATATTCGTTTAGGGTATTTGTTTGCACTACCTCACATGTATAGTCAAACCAGCATACCAAATATACCAACTGTTAATACACCTAACTCAGCCACGGCATCTGTACAACAAAACGGAACAGGTATTACCAATGAAGTAACTGTCGAACCAACATCTAAGGGATATTCAAAAATAAAACAAGTATTTGAACAGTACAAAAAAGCCGGTCTTATCGACAAAAACGTACCCGTAATAACCTTGAACGAGATGCAGGAAAGGTTAAAGAAATATACTGAATTCGTTAATCTCGAATTTGAAAAATTAGATTTTACAAATATTGTTGCATTAGAAAGATATAATGAATCAGTAAATAAATTTAGTAATAATATTGTTCAATGGGGTGAAACTAATTTAGAAAATTCTAAAGTATTAGTATTAAATAATGAATTTAATTCGGGAGTTCCAAACGTTAACAATTTAAAATTATACCCATTAAAAAATTTAACAAACAGTCAAAGTGGTATTGAAATACAAAGCAATGTTGATTTATCAGGAAAAGTTGAAACTGAATTAACATCAATATTAAACAATGGTTTAAAAGAATTTCAATCTGTGCCGACAGACCTTTGTAAAAGTATTACACTTGACCAAAAAGCTTTCAAAGTTGACTTTTTTAAAGTAAAATTTAGTGACAGTGATATCAATTACGAGGAAACTTACATTCAACAAAGAAAAAAACAAGTTACAAACCCAAATACTGACGTTGATTTTATTAAATTCAAAAAAGATTTAAAAACTGAATTGGAAAACAATGGAACATTACTTTCGATTGACAACCAAGGCAATATTGATATTACAAAAGGTAATTTATATTACTATACGATTGACAGAGAAGTTAAAACAAGTCAAGATATCAAGGGACAAATAATTCAAAAATCAAAAGACGAATCAGAACGACTTAACCAAGTTTTGAAAGACAAAATTAAAAAAAATGACAATGTACAAGATTTACAATTCAGACCAACCGTAAGAAATGTAATTGGTACTATAATGGCGTCTGTGGATGCTTTTTATCAATTAATGGATGATGTTCATACAAACTCGTGGAATCAAAGAGAAAATACTGCGAGATTGAAATCAATTTTGACGACCAATCCATCTCAGGAAGGTAAGAACACAATACAAACCACAACAACCAAAAATCCAAATTATTTTGTTTATCCTTGGCCACAATTTGTACAGAAAAAAGAAACATCGGGTAAAGTTGAATATGAGGTGACATATCCTGGCTCTAAATCAACTAGTGAATCAACTCAGTCATATAATCCTGTTATTTGGCCTGAAGTTGAATTTGTTGAAGAATATCTTAAAGGAGTTTTAAATAAAGACCGAAATTTTACAACCAATGTAAAACCAAATACTGAATTAATTATAAAATATACACCCGAACACGCGATTGAAATACCGTTTAAAAACAATGTTTACCTCCAACAAAACGTCCCTGTTGAAACCTATGTTTATGAAATGTATGAAAGAATATATCTAAACACATTTTATTCTGGTTTATATTATATCAGTGGTATTACAGAAGATTTAGTTTTTACAGCGTCTGACCTTGAAGTTAATAACGTTACTCAATCACAAGTAATTGGTGATTTAAATAATGTTATTTCCAATACGTTACCCACTACAACCTTATATAATTATTTAAAAACAACCGCTGGTCAGAATCAAGCCGGACCCACATGGAACAATTTTATCTTACAGAATTTTGTTACACCTTATATAAACGACCAAGTTAATAATAGTTTTCAACTACTGAGTGAAAAAGTTTTTAATACATCACCAAACCCCTTGAAACTAAAAAGTTTGGATAAAATTAAAGCCGCGATAACATCCAATACAACAAACCAAACAACTCTTTTTGATACTTATCCGTTTAGAATTGATGAATTTGCAAAAAAAATGCAAGAAACACCAAACGAAGATAATAGATACACAACAATTAATAGTTACGGATTCAACGACAAAAAATTAGTTATTGATAATTTTTCAGGACCAAATATAACACCATTAACTAGAAACCAAACTAACAAAACGGGTTATAACAATACGTCAACAACCCATACAACTATTAATAATTTTTATAACACAAGATATGGAAACAACCTTCAAAAGTTTTATACCGAAGGAAACTTAACATATACAACAGATAACAATCTGACATTTACACAAACAACAAGTTTATTGAACACCCCGTATTTTATTAATGCAATTGTTGAATCGGGTGATTCGTCAGGAGATGAAAAATATACAAAACTTGGGTATTTGTTGTTAAACTCATTACCACTTTCAACACTTCACGAAAAGTATATCGATAGTGATAATGGAACCCAAAAGGATTATATATTTGCAAGTTTAAATAAATTTTCAGCGGTACACGAATTACCATACGCTTGGATATTGAAAATGGGTTCAGTTTGGTACCGATATAAAAAGTACATTGAAAACAATGAAGATATCTTAACTTCTATTTGGAAAGATTTTGACTACAAAACAAATTATGACCCAATTACTTCAAACCCAAAAAAAACATATAAAATACCTTTTGACGGAAATCCCACACCACAAGATTTTACACTGCTAGGTTCTAATAGTATCCAAAGTGGATTTTATCCAAAAGTAATTAATAATTTTTATAAATTTTTTACAAATACTGATTTATTTGTTGATAGTAATAATGTATTGACATATGATTTAAACAACACTTCTGCTTTAGATTTGGGATTAGTGGTTAATGGTTATACCAACAATGGTAAACCAGAAGGACCAATTAGAAGTTATTATTCATATCTTGACATTACACAGGGATATACCAATTTTTTTGGAACACAATATCAAGATTATGTGTGTTTATTTCCATCCGCTGGTGTACAACCATTCCAACAATCTTACTTTGAATTAAGAGCTTCAACAAATACAACTCCGATTACCGTTTCGGAAATTGGTCAATCAAACGAAATGTATAATGGAAGTGTTAAAACTTTTTGGAACGCACCAAATTACGGATGGTTTGATAATTTAAAAGTTAAAAAACCAACACCATTTGAATATTTAAAATATGTTAGAACAGGAACAACCGAAAATCAACCTGATTTTGATATTAGCACAACATACAGTTCAATTGAAGATTTATTTGGCGTTTTTTCTAAAGACCAATTAGATTCTTTTGAAACTGAATTTAAAGAATTCTGTAAAAAGGGTGGACAATCAAAAATATTTTCACCCGAAGGTGACAATACAACATATACCAACATTAAAAGTTTATTTAAGAAAATGTTTCTTATCAAACCTGAATCAGGAAAAGACAATATTAATTTAGGTGCTCAACAAGCTGCTGAAATTACAGATGTTTTGAGTAAGTTTGTTAATATTAAAGTATACTTAAAAAATGGAAATCCAAAAAAGTTTAATAGACAACAATTTGGGTATTTTTCTAAAAACCCAAAATTTAAACCAGAAGGTCCCGATTTTAAATATGGTGGACAATATGTAAATTCTTATCCTAATGACCCAAATCCATTACCAAGTAAGGGTGGAAAAACTGTTGAACAGTCAAAAGCGGCATATCCCGAAGCTTGGATAGCATTACAAAAATACGTAGGATTTTCAACCATTAAAGGTATTGAGTACACTCGAACATCAACTGTTTATGATTTCTTTAGGGATAATGAAATTCCATTTATAAGTGGTAATATTGAATTGTTATATCCTTTAATTAGAATTTATGCAACTAAAAAGTATTTGAATCAATCATATAATCCAACAACGTTTGCTAATGATATTTCAACAATCCTTAACATTGCGGAAACCAAACGTACGTCGATTGAACAACAATTTAGATTAAAGCTCCCATCATCTATTAATGGACCAAAACAACAGTCAACACAAAATGTTGATTCGAAATTAGATGGTGACATAATAAAACTTGAACAATGGGAATTATTTAAAGCAGTAAACGATAAATGGGTGGCTGGTAGAAACTTTAAAGAAAGACTACTATTTGAAGAATTTTTATTTTTTGATAAAGCTAATCGTGACATTGGTGATGAATTGATTATCAATACAGATACTATCAGAAAATATTGTACTTGGGATAATTCATCAAATTCAATTATGTCTTTAGTTAGACAAGTGATTGCTGATAACAGAATGAATTTTTTTGTTATGCCAGCTTATATTAATTTCTACGGTAAATCAACAGCAAGTAACACAAACAGAAACTCGTCGATTGTAAACAATGCCAATGATGTTTTTAGTACATTTACATATGTGGATAACATCAATTCTGCACCAAAATTCTTGTGTCAATACGTAGATAGACCATCGCAAACCCTGTCATTAGAAAATGACCCAAGTTATCCATTCAAAAGCGATTCTTTTGACTTGGGTGACCCAACAAACAATCCAATAATTCAACAGGGTTCTACTAATGAAAAAAATAGTAATAAAGCAGTTGGTTTTGTGGTGGATTTTGGAACCATCAATCAAAGTATTTTTAAATCTGTTGATATAAATCAAGAACAGGGTGTGACATCCTCCGAACAGATTCAAACAACTATTGATTTAGGAAATCAAGGGGCAGGTAAAAAAACCATGCAACAAACAACATCACTATATGATTTTTATAAAAACCGTTCCTATTCTAGTACCATAAAAACATTAGGTAATGTCATGATTCAACCAACCATGTATTTTGTGTTAAGACACATGCCTATGTTTAATGGAACATATATTATTAGAAACGTAAAACATAGTATTAGTCCGGGAAGTTTTAATACAGAATTCAACGGACAAAGGGTGTCTGCAAATATCAATACAAAAGTTTCCGATGATTTGGCTAGTGTGAATGAAGATTTTTCAAAAAAATTATCGGACAAAGTAAAACAATTTGTAACAAACAATACTTTGGTTACCTTTGATAATAATTCTAATCAGTATTTCACAGGTGAGCAATCCAAAGACCTTGTTTTATCGGCCAGAACACCTTATCAAGGGTTTATTGTACAAACAACAGATATTACAGTACAAGATTGTAGTGAAAATATTAAAGCAATCTATGGTCTAATTGAGTCAAGTAACTTTATTTCAAGTTCAATTACTGTCAATGAGTTAGTAACACTTATCAATAATTCAACAACAGATACCTTATTAAAAACGTATATGTTTTGTGTGTTATATATGATGGGCAACCCAACAGATACTGATGCAAGATTACAATACAATCAAAATAATTTATACGGTGCTACTGTGGATATTAAACAACCAGGCGCTACTTCATCGTTAATTAAAAAATATAGATGTTTAACAACAGGTGAAAATTTTACTAGACCGTTTGCAACTTTTGATACAGTCAAAGATAGTATAGACTTCTTTAGAGACATCAACCAAAATAGGATACAAGAATATTTTAATCAGGCTGATGATGATGAGAAAAAAATACAAGCAATTATAAAGTTATTTTATAATACTTGGTATACATCAGGTTCACTTACAGTACCATATAATCAAAATACAAATTATAATACTTGGCTGGCAAACACCAGATGGGCATACACACAAGCAAAAATATCAGGTTTGTAATAAATTAAATAATCGTTATATTTATTAAGAAAAACAATATGAGTAATTTAAAAAATTTATTGGACAACTACTTACAGAAAGATACTGTTATTGCCGAAAAAGATTTAGGTAACGGATATAAAGAAGTTTGTGATTTACAGACTGGTGACTGTTATACTGTAAGATTAAAGGATGGTTTGATTGAAAGAGTGGACAACACTATGAAATTAAACAAAACATTAAGAGTAGAAACACCACAGGGTGTTAAAACATTATTAAACGGATAATCATGGAAAACAAAGTTTCAAAAACAATATTAGAGGAATTAAAAAGATATAATCAAATCAACAGTTATATTGTTGAACAAGATGCTGCGTTACCTCCACCACCAGCGGGTGATGAACCTGGTGCGGTTGAACCTCCACCACCTGCTGCTGATGATACAACATTAGGTGGCGCTACACCACCTGAAGGAGAAGCAGCACCTGAAACAGGCGCACCTATTGATATTGAAAACGACCCTGATGTTGAAGAAATTGAAACGGGTGATTCTGAAGGTGGAAAAAATGATAGTGGTACTGAAGAGTTGGATATTACAGAATTGGTCACTACACAGAAAGACATGCAGTCAAAGCAGGAAGAATACATGAATTCAATGATGTCTAAATTAAATGACTTAGAGGGTAAATTGGCTCAGATGGATTCAATCTTTGAAAAAATTAATTCAATTGAAGATAAAGTTGAACAATACAGACCAAAAACAGCACAAGAAAAATTAGAATTAAGGTCTTTAGATTCCGGTCCTTACAGTCAAAAGTTATCTGATTTTTTTACTGAAAAAGAACCACAAATGCAGCAACAAGGAAAAGAACAATATATTCTAACACCTGATGATGTAGAAAACTACGACAAGATGAATGTTAGAAAATCTTTTGACGTTGGTTTACAAAACTAATTTGATTTCTGAAAAAATTGTATTATACTTATCTTACATTAAAAGATAAAAAATACAATTATGATGACAGACAAAACATTTGATGCCGTTTTGGCGCAGTACGAACAAAACACAAAACCATTTGGTGACCAACCAATGATGTCACAAGAAGACAGAATGAAGCGTTATTTCGCGGCTATTCTTCCTAAAGGTGAAAATTCAGGACAAAGAAGAATTAGAATCCTCCCAACTACCGATGGTTCATCTCCTTTTAAGGAGGTATGGTTCCACGAAATTCAGGTAAATGGTACTTACAACAAATTTTATGACCCCGACAAAAATGAAGGTGGACGTTCACCTTTAACTGAGGTTTACGAAGAACTTATGAAAACTGGCAAACAAACTGACAAAGATTTGGCGGCACAGTACAAAGCTCGTAAATTTTACATTGTTAAGGTCATTGACCGAGACCATGAAGAGGATGGTGTTAAATTTTGGAGATTTAAACACAACTATAAGCAAGATGGTATCTTGGACAAAATCATTCCAATTTGGAGAGCTAAAGGTAATTTGACCGACCCAAATGAAGGACGTGATTTGATTATTCAATTGGTTAAATCAAAAACACCAAAAGGAAAAGAATACACATCAATTCAAACTGTAATGTATGATGACCCAAGTAAATTGTCGGAAGACCCTGAACAATTGGACACTTGGAAAAATGACCCAACAACTTGGGCTGACGTTTACTCTAAGAAACCTGTTGAGTACTTGGAAGCAATCGCTCGTGGTGAAGTTCCACGTTGGGATTCGGAAGCTAAAAAATATGTTTACGGTGATGACGCTACTGAAGTATTCGGTGGTACACCTGTGGACCCACAAGCAGGTATGTCACCTGACGAGGAATTACCATTCTAATAAACTAAAACACATCATGTATGGTATCTTCTATGGTACCATACATGATTAATTTATATCATATATGGCTATTAAAAAAAATGATTTCAGCTCAGTAAAGAAAAAATTCTCTACTTCAGCAAAATACAAACCTCAAAGATTTTTTGATTTGGGTTCTGACTTCTTGGATGCTGTAGGACTTCCAGGTCCCGCAATTGGGCACCTAAACATGTTCTTGGGTCACTCAGACACAGGAAAAACAACCGCTTTGGTTAAAGCCGCTGTTGATGCACAAAAGAAAGGTATTCTACCTGTATTCATTATTACAGAACAAAAGTGGTCTTTTGAACACGCAAAGATTATGGGTTTTGAATGTGAGGAAGTTGTTGACGAAGAAACTGGCGAATCAGATTGGGATGGATTTTACATCTTCAATAATGATTTTGATTACATTGAACAAATTACAGATTACATCAATAGTTTGCTAGATGCACAAGAAAAAGGTGAATTGGATTACAGTTTATTATTCTTGTGGGATTCTGTTGGTTCAGTACCATGTAAGATGACTTACGATGGTAAAGGTGGTAAACAACACAACGCATCGGTACTTGCTGACAAGATTGGTATGGGTATCAACCAACGTATTTCAGGTTCACGTAAATCGGATTCAAAATACGAAAACACTTTGGTTATTGTTAATCAGCCTTGGGTTGAATTACCTGATAATCCATTTGGTCAACCAAAGATTAAGGCAAAAGGTGGTGAAGCAATTTGGTTGAACTCATCTTTGGTTTTCTTATTTGGTAATCAAAAAGGTGCGGGAACAAACAAGATTACCGCAACAAAAGACAAAAGAAGTGTTAAATTTGCAATCAGAACAAAAGTGTCCGTAATGAAAAACCACATCAATGGATTGGGATATGAGGATGGAAAAATCATTGTAACCCCACACGGATTCTTGGCAGGTAAAGAAGCGGCTGAAGAAAAGGTATCTATTGAGAATTACAAAAAAGAATATGCCGATTATTGGAAAGATATTCTTGGTGTAACATCATTGGATTTTGAATTGAAAGAGGAAAAGGAACAAGAATAAATAATAAACAAGTGGTAAAAACTTTAATAGTTGACGGAGACAACTTATTCAAAATCGGATTTCACGGGGTTAGAGATTTCTACCACGAAGGAAAACATATTGGGGGTATTTTCCACTTTGTTAATGTTCTTCGTAGATTCCTATCGGAATACAACTACGACAAGGTAATAGTTTTTTGGGACGGGAATAATAACTCGTCCCAAAGAAAATTACTGTTTTCTGAATATAAGGAAAACCGTCGTTTAACAATGAACGAAGAAAAAAAAGAATCTTATTATGGACAAAAAGAAAGATTGAAACAATATCTTGAAGAAATGTTCATCAGACAAATTGGTATTGACAACCACGAGTGTGACGACTTAATTGCTTATTACACACAAATAAGTCAAGAAGAAAAAATAACAATTCTTTCTTCAGATAAGGACCTTACACAACTTATCACATCAAAAGTACACATGTACTCACCCATTGTAAAAGAATGGGTTACAGACAAACACAAGGTTAAATTAGGGACAATAGAAGTTCCGATTGCAAATGTCAAATTAGTTAAAATTTTATTAGGTGATAAATCCGATAATATAGAAGGAATTTATAGTTTCGGTGAAAAGAAATTAGTTAAATATTTTCCTGAGGTTGTTGAACAAGAACTTAATATTGACTATATTTGTACAAGAGCACAAGAACTTTTAGACATAGATGATACAATCAAACCACTTAAGAACTTATTATCGGGTACCACAAAGTCAGGTACCTACGGAAAGGAATACTACGATATTCGTGAAAAAATCGTTAGTCTGTCAAACCCTTTAATGACCGAAGAAGCCAAAAAAGAAGTAGAACTTTATTATTCAGAAGATATGGACCCCGAAGGTAGAGGTTATAAAAATCTAATGAAAATGATGATTGAAGATGGATTCTTCAAGTACTTGCCAAAACAAGACGACGCTTGGGTAGAATTCCTTCAACCAATTATGAAATTAACAAGAAAAGAAAAAAAACGATACAATAACAACAATTAATTATGAAAGAAACACAAGATTTAACGAAAATGGAGTTTGTAATTAAACTCAACGACAACATCGTTGTTCAAAGGTTTTTCAATGTTAAGGGTTACAATGAAACTGCTAAGTACAGTTTAGAACTTCATGATTACATGAAGGACATTGCCGACTACATGGAAAGATATTTGAAAGACAAAAGTTTGGACTACATGAATGAAAACGCTGAGTTGATTATGAACGACTCTTCAGTCATGAACACGTCAAAAACTGATGGACCTGAATGGTTTAACCTATATATTAAGATGGGTGAACAGACAATTTGTCATAGGGGTTTTGATGCCAAAGTGTACCCACCGAAGGCTAGATATACCGTAGACATACGACCAGAGATAAAAAACATTCTTAAGTCGTTAACTGACATTTTTTCAGGTGAAAATTTTTCTACACAATATATGAATTATCAACTTGCTTAATAGTATTTATCAACACAAGTCAAAACAAAAACAAGTATGTCAAGCGAGAAAAATTTCGGGTATTTAGGTAACACATTTCAAATTCAACTTATTAATCAACTTATTCTTAACAAAGATTTCGCACGTGCGATTGTTGATGTGTTGGATTCAAAATACTTTGATAATCAATATTTTAAAATCATTACACAAATGATTAAAGAGTATTACATCAAATATGAGAGTGTTCCTACGTTTGAAACTTTGGACCAATTGACTCGTTCTGAAATTAGTTCTGATAGTGCAAGAAAAATAGTTCTTGACACACTAATTCAAATTCGTGATGTAAGTTTTGAAGGACACCAATTTGTAATTGAAAAAGCACTTAAATTCTGTAAACAACAAGAGCTTCAAAAGGTTATGACCAAAGCTCAAAAAATTATAGATAAAGGTGATTTTGAAAGTTATGACCAATTAGAAGAGATGGTAAACAAAGCTCTTCAGGTTGGTGAAATCGAAGAAGGTGAACATGATGTTTTCACAAATTTGGACCAAGTGTTAGATGAAGATTATAGACACCCAATCCCAATGGGAATCGCAGGTATTGACAATCTATTAAAAGGTGGATTAGCAAAAGGTGAATTGGGTGTAATCTTAGCACCAACAGGTGTTGGTAAAACAACAGTACTAACAAAAATTTGTAACCACGCATTTAATTTAGGTTACAACGTTCTTCAAATATTCTTTGAAGACAACCCAAAAATTATCCAAAGAAAACACTTTACACTTTGGACAGGAATTGCTCCTGATGAACTTTCATTCCACAAAGATGTTGTTATGGAAAAAGTTAGAGACATTAAAGAAAATACAACAAACAAGTTGATTTTGAAAAAATATGCATCTGACACTCTAACAATGAATCAAATCAAAAATCAAATTAGAAAGATGATTGCTGAAGGAACAAAAATCGAT